TCTGTTACAACAAAATTAACAACTGCGCAAGAAAGTGATCGTCCTGACATTGAGAAAATGAAAGCACAGGCATCGGTTGTTTCGCAAAATATGTTTGACAACTATGCCAAAGTGGTGTCGTTGGCCGTACCCGACATTGACAGTCTGGCATCAAAAGAAACTGATTTTAAAGAATCAACCAAACTGGCCAATGAAGAACTAGCCACATCAATCGCAGACAAATTACAAGATATTGTTAGACAACTATCACCAAACAATAATGCCACAACTGATCTTAAAGAAATGGCTGCTCAACTATCTTTTGGCATCGGCGAATTAATATCAGAAGCTCGTAGAGGTAACGACAACACCAATCGTTTAGTGCAAGTAGCACAGAGTTAATGGTAAATATTCAACACAAGGATTTCTAATGAGCTGGAAAAAATATTTTAAAGTAGCAAACACTGATGGAACTGCCAGTCCTATTAACGGTGCTAACAACTATGGATTGCCAGGATACACAAAAAACAACGGTGTAGACGCACAGTCTAATTTTGCTTTTAGAAACTACGCCAGCCGCTTGCCTGAAGTGTACACTGGTCACCCCAACAGAATTGAACGCTACAATCAGTATGAAAACATGGATTGTGACAGTGAAGTCAATGCATGTTTGGACATTATTGCTGAGTTTTCCACACAAAATAACGAACAAAACAACACACCGTTTGACTTGCAATTCAATGATAAACCCACTGATCACGAAGTTAAAATCCTTGAGAAACAGTTAAAACAATGGGTCAAGCTGAATAAGTTTGATCAGCGAATCTTTAAATTATTCCGTAATACCATCAAATACGGCGATCAGGTATTTGTTAGAGATCCAGAAACTTTTGAATTATACTGGGTTGACATGAGCAAGGTTGTGCGTGTTATTGTCAACGAAAGTGAAGGCAAACGCCCTGAACAATACATTATTCGAGACATCAATCCCAACTTTGAAAGCCTGACAATAGCACAAAAAACCACAACAGACTACATGGTAAACCCGCCCACAGGTGGATACAGTGCACCGGGCAACATGAGTTACACTGCTCCAAACGCACAGAGTTCCAACAGTCGATTTAATAGAACAGTAAACGAAACCTGTTTAGACGCCAAGCATGTGGTGCATCTGAGCTTGAACGAAGGCTTGGACTTGTACTGGCCATTTGGGCAAAGTGTGCTGGAAATGATTTTCAAAGTGTTCAAGCAAAAAGAACTGCTAGAAGACAGTATTTTAATCTATCGTGTACAACGTGCACCAGAGCGTAGAGTGTTTAAGATTGACGTGGGTAACATGCCAAGTCACATGGCCATGGCCTTTGTGGAACGTGTTAAAAATGAGATGCACCAGCGTAGAATCCCCACTGTGAGTGGCGGTGGTCAAAACTTAATGGACTCTAGCTATAACCCACTCAGCGTTGGCGAAGATTACTTCTTTCCACAGACAGCAGAAGGTCGTGGAAGCAGTGTGGACACACTTGCAGGTGGCTCTAATCTAGGCGAAATTGACGATTTAAAATACTTTAACAACAAAATGGCACGTGGCCTGCGTGTGCCCAGTAGCTACTTACCCACAGGTCCTGATGACAGTGACCGTGCCATGAACGACGGCAGAGTGGGCACAGCACTAATTCAGGAATATCGTTTTAACCAGTACTGCGAACGTTTACAAAACTTAATTGTACAAAAATTAGACGACGAATTTAAGATGTTCTTGCAGTGGCGAGGATTTAACATTGACAGTAGTTTGTTTGGACTGTCATTTAACCCACCACAAAACTTTGCCAGTTATCGACAAAGTGAGTTAGATAATACACGTATCACTGCATTTAGTAGCTTAGAACAACTACCATATCTCAGCAAGCGTTTTTTGATGAAGCGTTATTTGGGATTGACCGAAGAAGAAATTGTAGAAAACGAAGAGTTATGGTCCGAAGAAAGAGATCAAGCACCAGACATAGCTTCCACAGGCCAAGATCTGCGCAGTGTTGGTATCACTCCTGGTGGCATTGAATCTGACCTTAATACTGGTGCAGATTTAGCTGGAGCCGAAAGTGACATGGGTGCAGGCGGAATACCGGGAGAACCGGCAGCCCCAGCTGGTGCACCCCCTCCCGCACCCCCGGCAGTATAAATAACACTATGATACTCAATGAAATTTATGAAAAAGTGCCACAAGGTTACCAAGACCTTGAGCAAGATAATACTCAGCTGAATGCCAAAGATCTACGAAAAACTCGGTTGACACTGTCACAATTGAACAAATTACGACAGATGAATGATGTGCGTCAATACGAACAAAAAGAAAAAATTAAAAAAATAAAAGCACAATACTCGCCGCCACCACAGGCAGCCCTGTAAAAATTCAAAAACTACACGCTTTTTCTTAAAAAACAAGCCTTAAATAGCCGTCTTTTAGTCTACGGCTTAAATATCTACATATTACTTTACCCAGGAGCCATGTACCATGAGCAAAGACAAGTTTGAACAACTTATTGAATACGTCATTAATGACGACGAGCAAAAAGCTCGTGAACTCTTCCACCAAATTGTGGTTGAGAAAAGCCGCACCATTTACGAAAGTTTAATGGAAGAGGAAGATCTTGAAGAAGCCGACGAAGAACTCGACGAAGGCGAAGAAGATCTTGAAGAATCTGAGGAAGACCTTGAAGAAGGTATGATGGACGAAATGGGCGGTGATGCTGCCAAAGGTTTCATACAAGACGTTGAAACCGACGAAACAGGCATGCCGGGCATGGCCGAAGGCGATGACGAATTTGCCGACGAAGAGCCAATTGATGGTGGTGAACCTGAAGCTGACGACTTAGAAGGTCGTGTTGCTAATCTTGAAGACGAACTTGATGCTTTGATGGCCGAGTTCCAAGACCTTGTTGACGGTCCAATGGACGATGGTGAAGAGCCAGTTGACGGTGGCGATGCACTTGAAGTTGATGACACAGAGTCTGAAGAATTCATGGACATGAACGAAAACATCAACTTGAAGGCAGCACCAGCGCCAGTTAAGTCTGAAGAAGGCAATATTTACAAGAAGTCTGCTGTAGCCGCTAATGCTGGCGCAAAAGGCCCAATTGGTAACTCAGTTAAGCCAGTTCACGCTGGTGCTAACGAAGGTGGCCATCATGACACCGCTGCTTACAAAAACACAACCAAAGACTTGATCGGTAAGGTTGGCAATACACCTGCACAAGGCACACAACGGCCAAGTCCAGCACCCAAGCCACACTTAGCACAAGCCACTGGTGTTAACACCAAGTCAGTAACACGATAATACAAAATGGCCGCTCGCTATTTAAAAGAACATCTAACGTTTACTCAATCTGGTATTCAGCTTCTACACGAAGATGACGGTACCGGAAATGGCAAAACGTTATACATGAAAGGCATCTGTATACAAGGTGATGTTCGTAACGCCAACGAGCGTGTTTACCCTACCAGAGAGATTGCCAAGGCAGTCGAAACAATTAACCAACAAATCGTCGAAGGACACAGTGTTCTTGGCGAAGTTGACCACCCTGATGATCTAAAAATTAATTTAGATCGTGTCAGCCACATGATTGAAAAAATGTGGATGGAAGGTGACAGCGGGTATGGCAAACTTAAAATTTTGCCAACACCGATGGGTCTACTAGTTAAAACAATGTTGGAATCTGGTGTGAAGTTAGGAGTTTCAAGTCGTGGATCAGGTAATGTCGACGACCGAACAGGACATGTCAGTGAATTTGAAATAGTCACTGTCGATGTTGTTGCCCAACCCAGTGCCCCAAACGCATATCCCAAAGCAATCTATGAAGGTCTCATGAACATGAGATACGGTCATAGAATGTTGGAAATTGCACAAGATGCTGGACAGGACGACAAAATACAGAGATATTTGAAAGGCGAAATTAACAAGCTGATCAAAAATCTCAAAGTCTAAGGAGAACACAATGCTAGACGCAATTAAACCTTTGCTAGACAGTGGTATCATCAATGAGGAAACTCGTGGTGCTATCAATGAGGCATGGGAGTCAAAGTTGGCCGAAGCACGTGAATCTTTGCGAACAGAAATTCGTGAAGAATTTGCACAACGCTACGAGCATGACAAGTCGGTGATGGTTGAAGCCTTAGATCGTATGGTAACAGAAGGCCTTACCAGTGAACTACAACAAGTTGCCGCGGAAAAAGCACAACTTGCTGAGGATCGCGTTAAGTTCCAGTCTAAAATTAAAGAAGACGCCACAAAGTTTAACCACTTTATGGTTTCAAAATTAGCTGAAGAAATTAACGAACTGCGTAAAGACCGCAAGCAACACAATGAAGGACTAGAAAAACTAGAAAAATTCATCGTGCATGCTCTTGCTAGAGAAATCAATGAGTTTGCTCAAGATAAACGTGAAGTAGTGGAAACTAAAGTACGTTTGGTGCGCGAAGCTCGTAGCAAGTTGGAACAACTCAAGGCACGTTTTATAAAAGAAAGTGCTGAAAAGATGACCAAAGTAGTTACCAAATATCTAAAAGCTGAACTAAGTCAACTACACGAAGATATCAAAGTTGCTAGAGAAAACAATTTTGGACGTAGAATTTTTGAAGCCTACGCCGCAGAATTTAGTGTAACGCATCTCAACGAAAACGCTGAAGTTCGCAAACTTCATAAGTTAGTTGATATGAAGAACCTGCAATTAAAAGAATCTAAAAACTCAGTTGAGTCTGCCAAGAGGCTAATTGAGAATAAAGAACGTGAAATCCGCATGATCAACGAATCCAACGAGCGCACAGCTACCATGGAAATGTTGCTTGCACCTCTTAACAAAGAGAAGCAAGATGTCATGAAGAATTTACTGGAAAGCGTACAGACCGCAAGGCTCAAAGGCGCTTTTGAAAAATACTTACCAGCAGTATTGGCAGACAAACCAGCAAAAGCTAAACAAGTGATTGCTGAGAGCGTTACCGAAGTAACTGGTGATAAGTCTATGCCACGTCAAAGTGATGATCGCAGTAATGTGATTGATCTGAAGCGTTTGGCTGGTCTGTAAACTAACAAAGAAATAAAGGAGACTTAAATGTCACAAGAATTATTAGAAGGTCGTTGGGACGATACCAAAGAAGCCCTTCTTGAAGGTCTAAACGGTAATCGCCGTAACAGCATGAGTGTTATCTTAGAAAACACTCGTAGATACTTGAAAGAATCTTCTGCAGGTACTACAATGGCAGGTAACATTGCTACTCTTAACCGCGTGATTCTACCGGTTATCCGTCGTGTTATGCCAACAGTTATTGCTAACGAGCTAGTTGGTGTTCAACCAATGACTGGCCCAGTTGGTCAAATTCACACTCTACGTGTACGTTATGCAAACAACTTAACAGACAACTCAGCAGCCGCTACTTCAGTAACAGCTGGTGATGAAGCTTTGAGCCC